TTATCGATTCTTTATCCCAAATAAGATATTTCTTTCCTCTTTGGAATAAATTATGAGTTGAACATTGTTCAAATCCTTTATTTAAAATAAAATCAATAGCCATTTTATAATCATCAAATACGGCAATTGTGTAATGCTCATTATCTTCATAACTCATACCATTATCATAATTGAGAATATAAATTTCCTTCAATATGGTTGACCTCCCTTATACTTATCCTTATCCACAGGCTTATAAAACTCTTTCCCTTCCTTTTCCGCTTGCACCCTTGCCATTTCTATCCTAATCACATGCCTACCCCACAAAGTACCTTGATCAACACCCAACAAATACATATCTACCACCGAATGAGGAATCAAATACATATTCGCAACATCAAATTTTGAACCTAATTTTTGATAAGCTATTTTAATGATCAATTGGGCTGAATCGTCTATTTTACCCATATTCAGCCACCTTTTATTATTTCAGTAACATAAACATTTATATATTGATCTTTATTTTCATTGTAATAATCTATGTCATAATCATAATAATCAAACTTTTCAAAAACTGTTTCACCTGTATTTATACAAATTACAATATAATTCACAATATCACCTCATTATAAATTAAAAACCCCTGCTTTATACACCTTTTAAGGCTTTGGCAGGGGTTCAAAACTTGGTAAAATAACGTATACTTGTCATGCAACTGATAATCAATCAGCAAAGGGAGTGGCACGAATTAACGTGGATAAGTTCCACAGCATCCATACATGATAGGAAGCAACGCACCTTACTCCTTTAGTATACTATACCCCTTAAAATTTGTCAATTATCTCCAATGAAGCACCCACAACCACCAATATCTTGAAAATCAATATTTTCTGTTTGTTTAGCTTCAATTTCTTTTCTTAATTTCTTTAATGTTAATCTTTCAACATCTGTATCCTTATACTTTCTTCCGTATTTATTTAACTTCCATACAACCTTAGACCTTTTCATCATGCTAACATCTTTATCTAAATATTGTCTTATTTCTTCCTCATTTTCTTCCCATTCTTTATATTTCTCTGGCAACGTTTCAAGCAAATGGGCAAAATGACCTTGTCCAGCTCTTACACAACCACCTCCACAATTATTATGTGAAAACCCCATTTTATATAATCTTGGTTGTTCGATTCCAATTTTCTCTAATTCTTCTAACATATCCGTTTTTGTTAAATAAGGTTCTTCACACATAGGAAACTTTACTTGATAGGGTAGATAATTTTCTTTTGGTTTTTTGGTTCGATGTATTTCAGTCCAATCAATACCCAGATACAATGTGACTTCTTCAGGTTTGAAGTTTCCTCTAACCCACTTATCCGCAGGAACTTGTTTTAACAAATGGGAGCAATGAGCCGTTCTGGAATTCCCTAAAAATCTTACATCTTTGAACACTTCCCAAGGTGTTCTTCCATCTGCTAATCTTGTAATAGGTATATCAAAATAAAGTGCAGCATCATCCATAAATCTATATAAATCACTATCTTCAATAAGTGTATCAGTGAATAGAAGAATAACATTTTCTTTTCCTTCTTTCTCAATTACACGTTTTGCTGTGAAGAAACTTCCAATTCCACCCGAAAAGAATATTATATGTTTCATATTAATCTCCTTTTTAATCCTCATCTTCCCATATGTCTAAATATTTGTACAATATATGAATCCCACTTATTACTTCCAATTTTTGACTGTCTGATAATTGAGTAGTTTCCAGTATTCTTCCTAAAGTATTCTTTAGAAGTTCATCCACTAAACCAACACCTCCACCAAATCTATATGACTTGTCACAAATTCATACCCTCTTTTCGGTTTATACCCTAGCAAACACCTTGTTACACCAATCATATTATCCTCATAAAATACTTCTTCTAAGATTTTCTGTTTGGCATTTGAAGAGATAATGGTAATGGTGTATTTCTTCATTTTGCTTGTTTTCCATATTTTGAGTTTAAGATCGTTCTTAACAATCGTCTTTTCTGATCTTCACTCATTTCCTTTGCATCACTAATCATTTTACTGATTTCATAGACCAAATTACTTACCATTTTGGATGTCCTCCCATAATTTAATGTAACCTTTTATATTATCCAAGTTCTTTTGTCTGAATGATATTCTTATTGCTGCTTCTAACCATTGAGGCATTTCAGGATTTTCAAAACCATCAGTACGATTTATTACCATGCTTGTAGCTCCTTCCCTTATTAAACTCCATCTTTTCCGTTATAGCCTTTTCCAGGTTAAGATTAAGACTCCCACAAAGGTCAAAAATACGTATACAAACATCCGCTAATTCTTCCGTTACCCTATCCCATCCTTCCTGTCTTCTATCTGCTTCCATTGCTTCCGATACTTCACCATGAATGAGACAAAGGATTGTACCCATTTCACGAGGTTGATCATGCCAACCTTTTTCCTTTGCTGTTTCAAATGCTTCTTGACATAATTGATTGATTGTATTTAAACCTACAGCAACAACAGGAGCATTTAAAATGTATTTATATCTTTCATTCCATTCTTCAATGAATACTTCTTTTTGTCGATCATTATCAAATTTTAAAACTAACGGTTTGTCCATTAAAATTTCCCTCCACATATTATGAATCCAAAAGCCCAACCAATTACTATTAAAATTGCAGGATAAATCCAATCATTTGGTAAACTGTTTAACAAACGTTTCAACACTTTGAACCACCTTCCTTAATTTTCGATTGGTTTCACCAAGTTCAATGGCATCCTGATAATATTTATCTGCTACTTTTCCAATCTGCATTAATTCATTTCTTAACTGCTCGATGGTTTTTTCGTACTTCACTAAATCATTGAATTTTACTTGATTTTCATGTTTTAACGCTTTGATTTCATCAATCATTTTTAAGTTTTCATCATACACCTGAATGTATGATTTTTGTCTTAATTCCGAATTACGAACCTTAAGAAAACCATTTTCTTCTTCTAAATGAGCAACATATTCCAATAAACCTCTTTCATTCAATTCCATCAGCATTCAACAACCTTTCCTCTATTTAATTTCTTTCCTCTTTTTAATGGCGGAATCGTAATGGCTTCTTCTATTGACCATTGACAATTCGTTAATCGTGCATTTATCAAACTGGAATTTAATCCGTTTTTCTTTCCTTCTTCTAGCATCTCTTTTGTTAATCCATTTTGATTGGTTAACATTTTCTTGTCTTTGTTTGCTACCAATGGCAACCCATACATTTTCTTGTAATTGGTGAGGGTTGCTTTACTAACAAACAGCTCTTTGGCGATTTCTTTTTCCTTTAATCCTTGACTTTTTAATTCTTTGTAAAGAGGAATAAATTCCTCCTTTTCCCATCTTTTGAATGCCACTTTAACACCTCCATTTGTGACGTTATATGGTCGTAATGCGTCATAACTTAAAATAATTTACCTAAGAAAAATCCAATAATCCCACCAACTAAAAGTCCTATACCTCCACGTATAACCAGGAATTTAATAAGTTGTTCTGCAATTGCATCATTTATACCCATTTATTTTCACTCCTTCGCCTTTTGGTTCAAAGACTCATTATTTAATTGTAAATTCATCATCTATTAAAACGACACCGCCATTAACTTGCTTTGGCTTCAGGTTCCCTTTCACCGTTAAATTGATTTCAAAATTTTCAAAGTTTACATGTTCTTTTGCTTTATCGCTCATGCCTGCACACTTCACATTTAGGATTGTTGTCGTTGCTTCTTCAGGTTCACATTCTACCTTTTTCAGTGTTCTGATTGTAAAGGAATCATTTTCAAAAATAGTTCTACCTGCCTCAATTTTTGCATAAATATCTTCTACATAGGTTTTTTGTTTTAAGAATTTAGCACGTTTAAAAGTAGATTCATGTTTCCAGTATCCTAGTTTATCGGGGTCTACGATGTCCTTGATGACTTCAGGTATTTCCGTTCCTACTAAGTGGATGCTATCCGTATCACAGTATAGGATTCTGTCAAAACATTTTTGCGCTGTGGTTATGGTTGTGTATCTTGCCCATGATGTAATAAATACTCCCATAGCTGTATAGATAGGGTCACGAAATTCATCTTCTCCACCGTAAAAACCTAAAGCACCATCTTCTTTTAAGAAAGGAACCTTTCCTGTCATTTTTGGGTTTGTTGCGAATTTACCATAGTCAATACAACGAGTTCAGCATCAGCTTCGCAAGTTGTTTAATCGCCCCCTTTGAGTGGGTTTTTACATACATCCACTTGTCAATGAATTTTTTAAAAATGTCTTTCCTTCCTCTGAACATGCAGCCATCAATATATTCAAGATTGTAAATGTTATAGTGTTCAGTTATTAATTCCAGGTCAATGTTTGTTAAGTATAAGTCTACGCTATATCCTTCACTCGATTTTAAATATTCATTTCGCGCAAATATGTGTTTCCAATCAGGGTCTTTTATTTGTATGGTTGGGATATATCCCTCTTTTAGCTCGAATTCGCATTTTACGTGTTGTATATGTAAGGGATAATCTTCATTGGTTTCGTATTTTCCTTGAAAGGGTACAGGCATTCCGAAAGGGAGTAATCGGTCATACATTTGAGAAGGGTAAAGACTATTAACATCAAATACCATACCCTCACCAATTGATTTTCCTTTGAATCGATCGTTTACCCAGGTAAACCCGCCTCGATAAGCGAATCGAATATCTTTATCCGCTTTCATATCCAAGATAGGAAAAAGTTTTTCAAAGGCTTTTTTCGATATGATAGACTTGAATCCTTCTAAACTATCGCTTCCACTTGTCATGGCTGTTAAGCCTTGATCAAACTGTGCTTTCAAGGCATCTGCTACAATCTCAATGTCGTTTTTAATATAAGCATATTCGTCATCTGTGATTTCGTGTCCGACTGGTCTTTTTGCTCTGTAATCAATGTCACCTTTTCGTATTTCCAAGTTGAAACTTCTTGCAATTTGTTTTACTTTAAATGGTAATTTCTTAAGAGAATCATAGATTCGTGTGTGTTTTTTCTTATTATCTTTTGTGTACCCCCAACATATATCAATCATATACCAAACACCCATATGAGATACGATTGTGTTAAAGGTCTTTTCTTTGCTTGCGTCCTTGTCCCATGTAAACCCATTCTTTAAGAGATAGTTAACAATGAAGGAACCATCGAATTTTAAGTTATGGAAATAGATGTTTGCTTGTGCTTTTTCCATCCACTTCATAAAATCATCCAGGTTGTTTCCTATTTTATAATTTGACTTGTTCCCTATCTCCATCCAACCATAAGCCCACACACGACAATCATCTAATTCAGTAGTTGTTTCAAAGTCACAACTATAATTTTTGCGTTTCTTTACCATTTAATCAAACTTCCTTCACCGATTCTTTTTATTAGAAAGAATCACCCCTTTCTATCTATCAGGAAAACCCTTCAAAAGCTCAATGTCCTCGTTATCACCTTCCACCCATTCATTGATGATATGTTCAATGGCTACTAGCTGCGATAGGTTTGCACTTGCAAAGTGACCCTCACTATCATATAGAGTAAAATCGAATTCATTAAAATTCTGTTTGTATAATTCATAGAAAACATCAGGAGGTAAACTTCTAATTTTATCTATAACACTATCAACAAACGATGATGAATCAAACGAACCCTCAATACTTTTAATAAAGTTGTCTTGCATTTGTTTGTCAGTATCCCTGAAGAAATTAGGTGAGGATCGTTTTTCATATTGTGCTTGCCTTCGCTCAAAGTGTTTGCGGTCATGGATTTTATTAATGTCATAAGGTTCAGGGAAGTTGACACTTTCAGGATGGGAGAATAATACCTCCCTGTCTTTTACCTTCCCAATCTTTTTACCTTTGAACTTTAATTCTAAGTTTTCAATCTTCTTTTTGCGTTCTTTGGCTAATCGAACAGCTCGATCATATTTCCTTTTGGTTTGCTGATGTTCGGCTACATTGTACACAAAGCCTTTTTCATTTTTTCGGAATTGATACCGTCTGTTGTTTCTGTTGGTGAATGAAGCAGCTTTCCTTTTCCATTCATTAAACTGTTTGCGGTCTTTAAATTCAGACAAATCAGGAATATCAATTTCTTTAATAAGGTTAACACCATAATTCTTGATGGTTCTGGCTATTTTGGACTTAACCCTATTTTTGAGTTTGTTGTATTCCGTCTTGTCCTTTTCCGATATTCTTATTTTTGCCATAAGAGGTAATCACCCATTCCAATGTTTCTTTGTTGGTCATACACCGTAATGCATAACCGTTTAATTCCTCATCTGTAATCTTCACATTGAATAGTTTTACAAAGAATCCTCTTTTCTCAATATCTTTATATAGTTTAATGTCTGCTAGAGTATTCACATTGAAAGGGGAATCTTTTAATAAGTTTTCCATTCTCTTTTGAAATGTTTCTCTGTGGTCTGGGTATTCTGCCATAAACTTATTTAAGTAGAATTTTGAGGAAAAGTAAAACGTGATCTCAGAATTAGAAATCACGTATTTACTTTCTCTAAGATTATGGAAAATACCTTTTGCTGTTGCGGGCATTTCCATTCCTCCTGAATTAAACCAATTTGATCTTGATGATATTGCCGTTTGCACCTTTTTCTGTTAACACTTTAATTGTGATGTTTTCCCAATCTGCATCATTTGGAGTGCCGAACAATTCCATGATATGAATGATGGTAAAGTAAACAGATTTTGAAGATGTGACATAAACTGTTTTGTCAGGAGTGATCAAGTAAGTTAATACGCCATATTCTTCAGTGCCTGTTTCTTCATTAATACGATCATAAGGACGAGTGATAATATCAGATACTTCAATGTGCTTTCCAACATGATCTTTTAAGCCTTGTCCACTTTCTTCCGTACCTTCCAAAAGGTTCATCATCCAAATTTTGTCTGCACGAGATTCAGCTTTGATTGAGGAAAAGTGATTATATTTGGCTTTGCGTTTGAATTTTCCTTCAGCATCTTTGATTACAGAATAGCGGTCATTTTCTCTTACTACTAATTCAGCTTGTACTTCTACGTTTGCGATTTCGTTTTGGTTTGTCATTTTATTTTCCACCTTTATTTTTATAGTTTTGTTTGGAGTGGGGCTCCATGTGCCTTTAACGTTAGGTACGAACGATTCAATTTACAGCTATATAATAAGGAAGTTTTTCCGTACTTCCGAACTACCACTTTTTACTTAATATTAAATATCCAATGTCATCAATGAGATATTGAACATCATTTCAGACTTCTTCAAGTGTTAGTTGTTCTTCCACAACTTCAGCCTGCTTGATAAAATCCTCTAATGGCATTTGGTATTTCTTTGTGTCTGCAAACAATTCAAGAATGGTAACAGCTTGTCCATATTTTTTGTTAAGCTGGCGTTGAGCTACTTCCATTGAAACATTACCCACTAGCTCTTCTTCAGGAAGAGTTTTCATTTTTGGTTCACCGTCTACTACTTCAATCATTGCCACCTTTACAAAAGTGGTTGTTACCTCACGTTGCATCATTTTTCTACTTGCCATTTCTAAATCCCTCATTTCATTTATTTGGTAGAGAAGTAAGCTATTGACTCTATTAAACTGGTAAGTTTTATTTGGTTTGGCTTATCTTCTCTACATTTCCAATAATATCATGTATTATTACTTTTGTCTACTATATTCCTAAAAAAGTTTTACAAATATTTTAATAGAATGACGTATCTTTAAACTTGACTTACTTTTTCTTTCATTTTCGACATAAAAGATCAAGTATTTTCCAATTTGTCAAGTTAATTCTATCATATTTTGGATTATTTTGTTACAATTAGTATATAAGTTAATTCATAGAAAGTGAGGGTTTATTTACATGCCATTAAATAGAGAAGATCATGAAGGTTTATTATCTGAATTATTAACACCTGAATTGGAAGCAGCCAGGAGAACTGAGATTCTTCAAAACTTGCGTGATAATTATACAGAATACACCACATCCTTTGAGGTTCTTTCCAATGAAAAGGACAAACTTTCAAAAGATAATGCTGATTTAGTTATTGCTAACAGCAAATTATTCCGTCAAACAGGAGTTGTCACAACTGAGCCTAAGAAAGACGAAGCAAAGGAATTCTCTAAATCTATCACCATCGAAAGTCTTGAAGGAAAGTAACTTTCGTTTTTCTGTACTCCGTACAGAATCCTAACGGAACGACGGAAGGTAAATAAAACATATAATAGAAAGAAGGCGACTTAATGTCTAGAATCACCATTCAAGACGTACAAAATTATCTAGGGGTTTCTAACTCTTACGATATTATCAATGCCATTATCAATTCAAACCCTAGCACATTCTCACAATTCGCTAACCTAGCATCAGCCCAGGATGTTGCTAACTTTGGAGCAGCCCTCCAAATGTCACAAACAGTTCAAAACGCTTTCGTTACGGCTTTAGTTGACCGTATCGGTTTAGTCGTTGTCAAACAAGCATCTTTAGAAAACCCTTTGAAGAAGTTCAAAAAAGGACAACTTCCACAAGGTCGTTCTATTGAGGAAATTTTCACTGACATCACTACTGAACAAAAGTACAATCCGTCCGATGCTGAAACAACTTTGTTCAAACGGACGATTCCAAACGTTAAAACTCTTTTCCATGACATGAACCGTCAAGGGGTTTACACTCAATCTATTTCTGATGAGCAACTTTCTCTTGCTTTTGTAAATGCTCAAACATTTGATAATTTCTTAT